CGAGGACGCAGCAAAAGGGTTCCGGGCTTATGTGTTAGGCAGGCGAAAAACAAGCCGTATTTCGGCAACGCTGACAGAAGCAGAACCCGCCGCCGAAATAAACACAATGGAACTTGACGCGGACGGGTTCTTGCTGAACACGCCTGCCGGAACCGTTGACCTGAAAACCGGGAGAATGCGCCCCCATGACCCGAATGATTTTATAACCAAAATGACAAGTGTTTCCCCATCGCTTGACGGTATGGAAATATGGCTTGAATTTCTTGACCGTATGACGTGCGGCGACCGTGATTTACAGGAATACCACCAAATCATAGCCGGAATGCAAGCCGTTGGCAAAGTGTACGTTGAAAACCTTATCATTGCAACGGGTATCGGCGGCAACGGCAAAAGCACGTTCTACAACGCGCAAGCGCGGGTTATGGGCGACTATGCAAGCAGCATTTCAGCGGACGTTCTGACGGCGAACAGCCGCAAGAACAAAAGCCCGGAATATGCCGAATTGCGCGGCAAGCGGCTTGTAATAGCGGCAGAACTTGAAGAAGGTATGCGCCTTGATACAGGAGTTGTAAAACGGCTTTGCAGCGTTGACCCTATCCGGGCGGAAAAGAAATTCAAAGACCCGTTCGATTTTATCCCGTCGCATACCACCATACTTTACACAAACCATTTGCCGAAAGTCGGCACGAACGATAAAGGCACATGGGACAGGCTTGTTGTGGTTCCGTTCAACGCAAGCTTTCGGGGCATGAAAGGCGAAATTTTCAATTACGGCGATTATCTGTTTGAACACGCAGGCGGCGCAATCTTAACGTGGATAATCGAGGGCGCACGGAAATTCATTGCGGCGGACTTCCATATAACGCAGCCGGAATGCGTCAAGCAGGCTATCCGGGAATATCGACAGCAAAACGACTGGTTCCACAATTTCATTGACGACCGCTGCGAACTTGACAGCAGCTATACCGTCAGGGCGCAGGAATTATATTTCAGCTATCGTTCCTATTGCGATGAAGTGGGCGACTTCAAGCGCAGCAGCGCAGAATTCAAAAACGAAATGTTGAAGAACGGTTTTAAGTGGCACAAAACCAAAACAGGCGCGTTGTATTACGGTATTCGGGTAACGTCCGACTTCTTGCAATATCGTGAAGAAATTTCGCCGCTTTCTTGCAATGGGTGACGGCGGTTGACACCCAAATACTTAAATTGAAAATTTCAAAAATAGGGGTTTCACGAGGAAGGCCTGTAATTGTCCGTCAACCGCCGTCACCAACGTAAGCCCCCCGCCCCTGACGCAAAGAACGGGGCATAAAACACCGACGGCGGGGCTTACTTTTCCCCCGTATGGATAAAAAGTTTTCATGGAACATCAACCACGAAAGGAGGGCTTTATTAAATGGGTATCTTAACGAGCCTGTTCAGACCAAAACAACAGGAGCGACGCGCAGTTATTGAAATCAACAACAGCTTTACCGCCTTTTCAGGCACGGCATACGCAAGCGCGACATTCCGGGCAGCGGTGGACGCAATCGCCCGCCATGCTGGAAAACTTACAGCACACAGCGGCAGTAAGGCGCTTGAAGCGCTGCTCCAATCAACCCCGAACGAGTATATGACCCCTTATGACCTGCTCTACAAAACGGCGGCGGCATATTTCACGAGCAACAACGCCTTTATCCTTCTGCAACGGGAAAGGGACATTATACGCGATGCGTATCCCATCACACCGTCAAGCGTGGAGTTTTCCCCCGGCATGGACGGGCAGTTATACATTACCTGCCTGTTTACGGACGGCAAGCAGGCGACTTTCCTGCATGGCGATGTCGTCCATTTGCGCCGCCACTTTTACGGCAGCGACCTTTTAGGCGACAGTAACGCGCCGTTATACCCGCTTTTGGACACGGCGCAGACGCTCAACCAAGGCATAGCCGCAAGCGTCAAAAACGGCGTGAACATTCGAGGCGTTCTCAAATTTACATCGCTTGTCAATCCCGAGCAGGTGCGCAAAGAAAAGGAGCAGTTTGTCACCGATTATTTTAACCCGACTAATTCCGGCGGCGTGGCGGCGACCGACCAGCGCTTTGACTTTATACCGACCAATACAACGCCATACAGCATACCGCAGGAGCAAATCGAAGCCGTAAACCGCCAAATATACGACTATTTAGGGATAAGCCCAAAAATCGTATCCGGCAGTTACAGCGAGGACGAATTCAGCGCCTTTTATGAAAGCGTCATTGAGCCGTTCGCCCTGCAACTATCGCAGGAATTTTCCTGCAAGGCGGGCGTGGAAATTACATTCACGGCGGAACGGTTGGAATTCTCCAGCGCGGCAACCAAGATTAAGCTATTGCACGAAGCCGCGCCACTGGGACTGCTCACGCTCAACGAAGCGCGCAAACTGTTAGCCTTGCCGCCCGTTGCGGACGGCGATAAACGCTTACAGTCCTTAAACTATGTATCCGCAGAAAAAGCCGATAAATATCAACTTGAAAGCGAGGTTTAACGCATGGAAAAACGAAGCTATGAAATCCGGGCGGCAGACAAACCGCTCAAATTAGAGGGCATAGCCGTGGTATTCAATCAGCCCGCGCAAATCGGAAATACGACCGAGGTTATAGCCCCCGAAGCATTGCGCGGCGTTGACTTGTCCGACATCGTGCTAATCACGAACCACGACGGCGCGGGAATACCGCTTGCGCGAAGCCCGAAAACCCTGTCCCTTGAAATTACCGAAAAGGGGCTTGAAATGCGGGCGGAACTTCCCGATACCGAAGCCGGGCGCGCGGTATATGAAGCTGTCAAGCGCGGCGACCTATCGCAAATGTCCTTTGCGTTCGACATCGGCGACATTACATTTGACGAAGCAACGCAGACCCGAACCATTACCCAAATCAGCAAGATTTATGAAATCTCTATCGTAAACTATGCCGCGTACAAGCAGACATCCATTCAGGCGAGAGCCGAAAAACAAGGAGGAAATCAGACCATGTTCAATCCTATTACCGCAAGCCTTGAAAAAGGCGTAAACAATCCCGACACCCACGCGACACCCGAATACCGCACGGCGTTTTTTAAGTCCCTTTTGGGAAAGGAACTGACCGACGGCGAAACCCGCGCATATCAGGCAGCACAGGCAGAAAAACGCGCCGACGCATTCAACACGCTGTCAAATTCGGCGGCGGTTGTCCCCACGCAGACCCTTAACGAGGTTGTCAGCCAAGCGCGACCGACAGGCGGGCTTTTCAATGAAGTGCGCCTGTTCAATGTCCCGTCTAATTTGTCCGTTCCCGTGGGAACGCCAACAGACGCGGCAAGCTGGCACACCGAGGGCGCAGCGACAGACCGCAAGAACATAACAACCACGGCGGTAACATTTGCCGGACGGGAACTTATCAAGATACTTTCCATGTCAGCGGCGGTAAAACGTATGGAAATTGCGGCGTTTGAGCGCTACATTACCGACGAACTGAAAAACAGCATTTCCGACGCGATAAACGCGGCGATTGTCAACGGCACGGGAACAGGACAGCCAACGGGCATTTTGTCCGGCATAACGTGGAACACGGCAAACAGCATTGAAACCGCAAGCCTGACCGCCGACAATCTGCTTGCGGCGATAGCGAAACTTCCCGCAGGCTACGCGGGCGGCGCAAAATTCGCCATGTCCACGGCAACCCTTTTTGGGCAGGTTTATCCGCTCAAAACCTCCGACGGCGACTTTATATTTGCAAGCCCGGAAAGCGGCGGCGTTCATCGCCTGTTCGGGTTTGAAATCGTCCTTGACGACAATATCCCGGCGGGAACGGTGCTTTTCGGAAACTTCCGCTATTACGGCGTGAACATTCCCGAGGGCGTGGCGGTTGAGGTTAGCCGTGAAAGCGGCTTTACGTCCGGGCTTATTGACTACCGGGCGCTCTGCATAGCGGACGGCAAGCCGATTGTCCCCGGCGCGTTTGTCAAAGTCGAGGTAGACGCAGCCTAAAGAAACGGAGGGTTAGCCCATGATTTTCAACATAGACGAAGCCCGCGACATTTTGCGGATAGACGGGACAGACAACGACGAAATCATTTACCCGCTTATCGAAGCGATACCACCCTACTTGACCGAAACAACGGGTTACGTTGCTGCGGGGGATTATTCCCCCGTGGCAAGGACGGCGGCGAGGTTTATCCTGCAGCAATGGTATTACGGCGAAAATGCGGATTCCGACAAATTGCAGCGCGTTATTGACTGCCTGTTAAAGGCGCTGTCCGCAGAAAGGGCGATACTATGACACAGGCGGCTTTTTACAACTCCACAGTATGGCGGCGGCTGTCGCGGGCGTTCCTGCTGTCAAAATGCTACATCTGCGAACGTTGCGGACAGCCCGCCGAAATAGCCCACCATAAAATACACCTGACCGCCGCAAACGTCCTGAACCCGGAAATATCCCTGAACCCGGATAACCTTGAAGCCCTTTGCCGTGACTGCCACAACACCGAGCATTTCGGCGCGGGCGGCGCGACTTGCCGGGGATTGGAATTTACGCCCGAGGGCGACATCAGAAAGGAGCAAAAGCCATGAACACGAGAACCGAAAGCCATGAACAGGAACGAGCCTTTGTCATTAACCGCCTGTCGGAAGAAATGGCATACCTTGAACAGCGGCTTGAAGCCGCCAAGGGGGAGGGCGAGAGCAAGGAATACCGCGCCTTGCTCAAATCCTACACCGATACCGCCAAGCTTTACTTACGGCTTGTGAGTGAGGACGAAATCGAGCAAAACCAAGCCGACGCATTGACGAAATTCAACACCACGTCGCCCTATGACGAGGGCGGGCGGGGGTTACTTGTGGTATGAACTATATTGCCGAATACAACGCAAAAATCAAGTCCGGCGATATAGCGGTTTCAAGGCGGGTTAAGGCGGTATACGCCCGCCTTGCAGATGAAGTGAGCGAAACTCATAGCAAGTATATATTTGACCTTGCACGCGCCACCCGCCCCATAGAGTTTATAGAACGTTTTTGCAAGCACTCAAAGGGAGAATGGGCGGGGCAGGATATCCGGCTTGAACTATTCCAAAAGGCATATATTCAAGCCCTGTTTGGCTTTGTTGACAAAGAAACGGGCTTGCGGCAATACCGGGAAAGCTTCTTTCTTGTAGGGCGTAAAAACGGCAAATCAACGCTGCTTGCGGGGCTTGCCCTGTATATGCTGACAAGCGACGGCGAGGGCGGCGCGGAGGTTTATTCAACGGCGACAAAATACGCGCAGGCGCGATTACTGTTCGACGAAGCCCACAACATGATAAAGCAATCCCCGGCGCTTTCAAAGCATTTCCGAAAGCGGAAAAATGACCTGTACTATGAACCTACAATGTCAAAGTTTCAGCCGCTTGCCCGCAATTCTGACACGCTGGACGGCTTGAACGCAAGTTTTGTTATCATGGACGAGCTGCACGGCGTAAAGGACAGAAACCTTTATGAAGTCATGCGGCAAAGCATGGCGGCACGTCGTCAACCGCTGCTAATTATGATAACGACCGCCGGAACCGTCCGGGAATGCATTTTTGATGATATGTACCAATATGCGGCGCAAGTCGCAGACGGTAGCATAATGGACGAACATTTCCTGCCCATGCTTTATGAACTGGACGACCGCAGCGAATGGACGAACCCGGCGGCATGGATAAAGGCAAATCCGGCGTTAGGTTCTATCAAGAAAGCGGACGACCTGACGCAAAAGGTTGAACGGGCAAAACAGAACCGCAACGAACTTTCCGGCGTGTTGTGCAAGGAATTCAACGTCCGGGAAACGGTTAAAACGGCGTGGCTTTCCTTTGACGACATAAACAACGAAGCCACGTTTGACCTTGAAGAATTTCGGGGTGGGTACTGTATCGGCGGTGTTGACCTGTCCATTACAACCGACCTGACGTGCGCAAGTCTGTTGCTGATGAAGCACGGCGACGACCGCAAGTATATAACGCAAATGTACTGGATACCCGCCGACCGCCTGCAAGAACGGGTTCAGCAGGACAAAATACCCTATGACAAGTGGTTTGAACAGGGCTTGCTGCGGCTTTGCAATGGCAATAGCATAAATTATTCGGATGTAACAGCATGGTTTTGTGAAGTCGTGAAGCAATATGAATTGTTCCCGGCGTGGGTTTATTACGACAGCTATTCTGCCCGCTATTTCGTAGAAGAAATGCAAATGCAGGGGTTCAATATGGTTCGCTGCATTCAAGGCGCGAAAACGCTTTCCCTGCCTATGCAGATGTTAGGCGCGGACTTGCAGGCGCATAAAGTCATATACAACAATAACCCGGTTTTGAAATGGTGTCTGACAAACACAGGTATTCAGACCGACCGCAACGGCAATATCGTTCCCATAAAGAACCAAAGCCCGAAACAGCGTATTGACGGTACGGCGGCGCTACTTGACTGTTATGTCGGGCTTTATGAACATTACAACGAATTCACAAACGCAATTTAAGGGGGAGATGCGCTTTGAAACTGAAAGACAAGAAGATTGAAATTTTAGCTGTCACATATACGAATGACCCGGACGGTTTCCCTATTAAAACCTTAATGCCCATATCCCAGCCCGTATGGGCTTATTTTCGGCAGCTATCCGGGAAAGAGGTTTACGCGGCTATGAGCGTTCAAGCGACAGAGGAAGTCCAATTCGTGATTAACTGGCGCGACGACATCACGACCGCTCATGTTATACGCTACAAGGGCGTTGATTATGATATTACACGGATAGACACGTTCGAGGGGTATAAACAGGATTTAACGCTGTATGCCAAGAAAAGGGCGTAAATATTACTTACGCCCTTTGAAAACTCAATATGTTCCCCTGCAATCCTTACACCATGATTGATTGCGAATATCACCGTTCCCCATTTTTCTGAACCCAAAATCGCTAAGGGGCTTTTCCTGCCCGCAGTTTGGGCAAATTCGAGTTGGTTCACTTCCGTTATAACCGCTTGATTGAATAATCGGTTTTTCTTTGTTTGCAATATCTCCATTCTTACCAAACATATAATGTGCCTACCTTTCCTAAAACGGTTACTCGTTTACTAACCCAAGAATCCAATTCAACCAACCTTTGATAGTAGAAGAACGGCGTTCAAACGTGCTATCACTGCCGACATTGTATAAGTTTGACGCTTTCATTATTTGAACTATTTCATCGGTTGTGGGCATATTACCGCGTTCAAGGTATTTTCGGAGGGTATCACCGAAAGCCTTATGAGATAAAATCAAATTACAATATGATAACTGGCGTTGTTTATAATTTAGCCCTAAAATGCGTTTGCCCTTATCGCTCAACCCATAAATAGGCATTGCCCCGTCTTTTCGCTTTTCAAGCAAACCAAGATAACGCGCCGCATCAGTATAGTAATTTGTCTGCCGCACGTCAAAGGCATATTGTTCGGTAACGTCGTTACGACTTAACTCCTGTTCGCTCAACAATTCACAAATGTTAATAACCCGCTCAAAACTATCCGCTTGCGGGAAAGGTATTTGCGGCTCAGTTTCAATCATGACATTTTGTAAAACTGCTTGAATATCCGTTATTTCAATGACTGTATCTTCAATTGAATAGTTTTTCTGACCTACCAAAACCAGCGAATTATAATTATTTATATCTTGAAAGGCATATTCATACAACTGATAAACACCATTTGAATAAACTAAAAACAGGGGCCTAACAGGCTTTGTAATACGGCTTTGCCAAACCCTAAACGGATAATAAAGCTGCCTTACCAAAAAATCTTCTGACAAATCGCGCTTTGCTTCAAATAAAGCTAAACCCCTTACCCCCTCATAAGCCGCGTCAATTTCAATCTGCGAGTTGTTCACTTGTACTTGACGTGGTGAGTTGTTTTTTGTGTTTGTAATATTGAAGTTAAAAGTCCCTGAACCCATGCGCCCAGAAACCGTCGAAACTAAATCTTCATCTTGTAAAAATTCAGCAACAATGCCCGCAGCTACAGCGCAATTTAAGGCAGTGGATTCACTAGGAATATTGTTTGAATCCAAGCTTTGTATATATGTTGGTAGAGATGCCCTTCTTATAGGGGCGTTATTATCCTCAAACTTATGATATGCATCAAAATGAGAAATAACATAATCACCCCTTGTAATAGGGAGTATAGCTAACTGATTGTCCAAAAAAATTTTAGGCAAATTGACTGTATGGTCAAACTTTGCCATGAGGCGCGGTTCTCTAAACTCTTTTATCTGCGCTGCCGAAATCTGAAATTGGCCATTAGCGTCAATGCGGTTGAGAATATCATATTTTTCAAATAGTTGTTCCCAAGCAGCGTCATTTAGGCTTTTGGGCGCACTACTCATAATTCCTCACCACCACTTCATCAACTTCCCCGCGTTTCGTGGAATCGGAATTAACCGCTCTTTTTGCTTGAACTATGGTAATATTATAATTAGCATATTGTTCCTTAATGAAATCTGTCGCTGAATTTGAGAGCATAAATTTAAGCCCCCTTTTATGTAAATCATCACAACATTTGCGAAGTCTTATCTGGTCGTCACGCGTAAACCCGCCCTTTGAATAGCCCGTGAAATTGGATGTGTCCGAAACTGGGTCATATGGTGGGTCAAGATAAACAAACGTCCCTTTAGGTAGCGACTTTAACACTTCCTCATAATCAACAGAGGTTAAATGAACCGTTGCTGTGTTCAAATACAAACTTACTGCCCGAAGTGTTGGAGCATTTACAATATTAGGATTGCGATAATTTCCAAAAGGTGAATTAAATTCTCCCGCGTTGTTAACCCGAAATAAGCCATTATAGCAAGTCTTGTTAAGGTAAAGTATGCGAGCAGCTTTTTGAATATCGGATAGGGCTGAATACTTTGCTTTATCTCTGTCCCAATCCCTAACGGCATAAAAATAATCGGCTTCATTCTTAAAGTCTTGTAAAGCTGAAATAAGGGCTTCGACATCGTTTTTTATTACATTATAAACACGTATTAAATCACTGTTAATGTCGTTGACATAAGCTATATTCGGCTGCAAGTCAAAAAGTAAAGCGCCGCCCCCAACAAAAGGTTCGCAGTATGTATTAATGCGTTGAGGAAGTAACGGAATTAACGTGTCTAATAACTGACGTTTACCGCCGACCCACTTCAAAACGGGAGCAACTAATTTATTTTTACTTTTTTTCACTTGAACACGCCCCCATTTCCAAATATAAATATACATTTGATATTATATCATAAACTCAAGCAAAACGCAATCTATCTAAAATATTTATTTTTATAGAATTTAAGCAACAAACAAGCGACAAAATATAAACCAAGCACAGCAAAAACCAAGTAAAATCAAAGATTTATGCCGTGTCTATTATAGTCCTTCTCGAAGTAGACCGCGATTCCGCGCGATTTCAATTCGCGTACCGTGTTGAGCCCGTCCACCGTATTCCTGGCCCAGCGGCTGACCGATTTGCATAGGATCAGGTCGATCTTGCCGCGTTTGCATATGCGCATCATCTTATTGAATTCATCACGCTTGTCCAGGCTGGTGCCTGTAAGGCCCTTGTCAGGAAAAATCCCTGCGAACCGCCATTTGGGATTGCTTTGAATCTTCTCTGTATAATACTCTTTCTGCGCTTCAAAGCTGTTTAGCTGATCCTCATCGTCGGTGCTCACCCGCGCATAGGCGCACACGTTCAGGATTTTGCCCTCTACGTTGCCGGTATACTTATTCAGCCGGGGGTTCGCAGGTATGACCGTCACTTCCCGCCGGGCAGGAGCCGTTACCGCTTGCATTCACATCATTCCTTTCCATATAGAGTTCTTCGCCCGATTTTGTTTTTAGCCCTATCCCCGTGCGGGAGAGGTATATATGAGAAACCGCCTCTTTGAACAAATCCCAATCGGGCACGGAGAGGCGGTTTTCATCATCATATTTTTTTATAATGGATAAGATAGGCGGAGACTTTAAACTCCTGTACCGGGCGTCTATCCCCTGCAGAATCAGCCGTACCGTTTCGGCGGGATCATCCGGCTTGGCTATATTCCGGTTGATCTGGCTTTCCAGCCGAAGCGACTCGGCGCTTGGCTCATATAGGCTGTGAGCGGGTTTCGTGCGGGTGTCCAGCATCCTGTTCTGCAGATGCGTGACAGCGCGATGTACGCTGTCAACCGCAACGTCCGCTCCGTTTCCGCAATCAGGGGTTTTACATCGAAGCTGGACGATCCCTTTGGCCGTGAGCTTGCCGCCGATCCGTAGCATCCTGCCGCCGCATTCGCCGCAGATCAAGCGCTCCCACAGGATTTGGGCAGGATCGTCCCCGTAATCCCAACCGGCTATCTTTTCATCATGAACCGCCCGAGCTATCATAAACTGTTCTGTGCCCAGGATGGCCGGGTATCCGTGTTCTCCCGTGTACCGGCTGTTTTCCAGTACCCGCTTAACATGGTGTTTGTTCCAGCCATTCTCTGAATATGCGGGAAAGCGGCCTGCATTAATCCTATCGGAAATAGTCTGATAGGAACATCCTTCGCCGTATAGCCGAAAAACCTCTTTCACGGCTTCGGCTTCGGGTGCGCAGGGCGCGCATTGCCCATCCATGATCTTGTAGCCATAGGGTACGTACCTGTGTTTCATGCTCATACCTCGTTCAGCCATTCCGTGATTTTCACCCCGGCGGGCAGAATAAACCGTATGCTTCCATCGGCGCTGATCTCGGCTCTATCAACGATATCCCCGAAAATTTCTTCGGAAAAACCGTTTTCACCGATCTCCATGTCCTCTATACCCTGGATCAG